CCCACCTGTATCGTATCTTAGATACAGGTCTCTGCGGAATGCCTGACGCCCACTTTTGCAGTGGACTTGGCTCTTCAGTAAAATACTGAAGCAACGCAGAGTCGTTTTCGATCGCGGTCTTCGTTTGCCTACCTATGCGGCAAGCTACAAAGACCTCTGTCCTTTGAAGATCGGTATTCTGCCGAGTTTTGTAACTCGCAGCATTCGACCCTAAGAAGGACTTGAGACCGAAAACTCCTGATCGCATGTGTACCTTGGGGATACCCCGAGGTATGGTCGACGCGAGTCGATCAGCCGCCGTAAGCATAAACTTCATGTAGAAGTTATTATGCACTTCGACGGTACTCGCTAGCGAATCAGGACCGCCGTCATTGAAGGTACGCCAGAAGGCTGGTGTGATACACACCCCTCTAAAGGCGTCAATACCACAACTCTCCCTGAAGTTTCCACTCCAGTGGGATTTGTGCACATTAACCTTGAAGTGCAATACTTCAAGTGCTTCAATGACTAACTCCCGACAGTCGACGGGGACTATAATGTCGTCCCCGAAGACGGCAACCTCTCCCGCGAGAGACTCCACGTTTTTCTTTGTCGCCCTGAGGCCGCGTTGCGTAAGCACCGCAGCCAAAGAGATACTTAGAAATAATAGAGTCTCAACAGGAAAGGTACAGGCGCTACCCATCGTTGAGAATTTTCTCAACGGTATCACGTGAGGTACCTTGTCGGTGACCTCCTGCGATACAGACTGGGAACGCGACGCCCTAAGGCAGTCTAATAGTTTAGGGTTCGCCCTAAACATCTGCCCTACTGCGTGACAGGTGACTCGATCGCTTGCCTCCGATAAATCGATGGTAGCGAGCGAGCCGTCCTTAGAACCCTTGCGACAGAGATCCTGGTTTAGAGTTTGGTCGTCGAAACGAACAAACTTATAAATCCAAGATTTCCGAACACGAGCCACAAAGTAGTCCAGCAAGTTTTGCTGGCACCACTGATTGGCACTCGGTTCAGCGGCAATGAGCCGCGGAGCTGAGTAGGTCTTAGGGACACAGATTAGACGTGAGACTCCCTCGTGAGAGGTTATCTCTGGTCCTTTCTTAACCCTGTCTGCCCAACTGCTAAAATTGTGGAAACCACAATCCGCTATTGGGTACTGCGTTTCCAGAGCCGCGGGCCAGTTGTTCCAATAATACTTATTGGCTGGACCGCGATACTCTGCGACAGCGCCTTTGCCGTGCCTAAACTTCCACTCGGAGGGATCATAGGATCCCAGAGTGGCCGTAACCAGACTTGACACGAAGTCGAGTCTGGCCAGGAGAACGGACAGTTTCTTCTTCTTCCGAAGAGGAAACTCACTGACCCTATCAGCATATAAGCTACTCTTCGAGAAACCTCGATAGAGTGTGCTTATACACTCGCTCAGACTTGAGAAGTCGGCTTCTTTCGAAGTTCCTTCTGAAGGCGTCGAC